GAAAACTGGTATTAAAAAATCATATTGCGATAAGTGTAGTACAAAACGTACACAAGCAAGTAGAAATAAACCACTAGAAGGTATTACAGCTTATGGTTTTAATGAGAGACGATGGGATGAAGATGTAAAAAAATCCAATTGGTATAAATTACAAACAGGACAGAGTATCAATACTCCTAAAGGTCAACCAGGACCTATTCAATCGTATGCTCCAAAGAATACAAGTAATATGAAATGTACTACTAAGTTTTTTAAGGGAGGTAACGTATTTATGGATATATGGAAAAATCTAATAAAATAGAAAATATACAAAATCTACAGGAATGTGTAGACTATATTTTAAATCATAGAGCTGGTTGGTCCCAGTTTACATCGTGGTACGTGGAGAAGTATGGTGCCAACCGCAAATACGCTAATTTAGTGTGGAAAGCAGCTTGGGAAATTATTGTTGACGATTTTGAAGACAACGTAAAACAAAGCGTTACTGAAACACTATTAAAACTTGATACACTAGAGGAAGCAGCAGTAGCTGAAAACGATAGGCGTGTATGGTTAGAAGTAATTAAATACCGAAATAAAATCCGTGGTGGTGAAATCGAACGTCACCAAGTAGATGTTAAAGGTGATTTAAAAATAGAACTAAACTGGGGTAACGATCCAGGCCTACGAAAATTAGAAAGTGAGTGAATATAACTTTATTTACACCACATAGTGGTCAAAAAACAATTATTGAGGGCTTTGCTGATAGTAACCATAAGTTTGGTGTGGTTTCTACTGGTCGTCAATTTGGCAAGTCATTACTTGGCCAGAACCTAATGTTATATTGGTTATTAAATAACCCAAAACAAAAGGGTGCTTGGATAAGCCCTATATATAACCAAGCTAAAAAAGTATTTCAGGAATTACTGGATGCCGGTAATCAAATTATAACTCATAGTAACAAAGCAGACCTTACTATGACATTTCTAAATAGTTCTACTATACAGTTCTTATCTGCTGAACGCTACGATAGTATACGTGGTTTTAGTTTTAACTATATGGTTATTGACGAGGCAGCGTTTATTAAGGAAGAAGCAATAAATGAAGCTATACTTCCTACACTGTCAGCGATAGGAAAAAAATGTTTAATTATAAGTACACCTAAATCTAAAAACTGGTTCTATAACGCGTTTCTAAAAGGAAGCGACCAAAGTAGTGACTATATTTCGTTTCGCGGTATATCCACGGATAACCCGCATATAGACAATGTGTTTATTAACGAGCAGGCTAAGAGTTTACCTACACAAATATTTAGGCAAGAATACTTAGCAGAATTTAGTGAAGCTACAAACGATGTATTTAGGGGACTTGATAATGTCTGTATATTAAATGAATGGGAAGAACCAAGAGGCAGCACAAAATATTATTTTGGAGTTGATGTGGGGTTATCTAATGATTACACCGTATGCACAATACTTGACGAAGCAGGGAGAGCATCGAAAATACTTAGGTTTACTGGAACATCAATTCAAGATGCTGGAAAGTCTATCGTCAATACTCTCCGCAAATACAATGTTAGAGGAGGATATATCGAGACGAATGGAATTGGTAGGGCGATTTACGAACTTATTTCTGGAGAACGGATTAAATGTTCAAGTTTCAATACGTCCCAGGATTCCAAAACAACAGGAGTAAGAAGCTTAATGCAAGATATTGAAGACGGGAATATATTATTACCCAGTAAACAATTGATGCCTGAGTGCTACAATGAATTAAGTAGTTATACTTATAAAATTAGTGCTAATGGTAAATTATCGTTTTCACATCCTTCAGGTTACCACGATGATGTTGTTGATTCTATCTGGTTGGCTAACTTAGCAAGAACAGAACTAGCATTTAAGAAATCTAAATTATACGTAGGAGGCCAAGTTAAGAATATCTATTGATGATTGAGGACATTGTTTTAAGGTAAAGGGAGGAGTTTTTCTGATCATTCCATTTGTGCCATTTTTGCGTGTATTTTACTCCTCCCCTATGAGCCGTCGAAAGACGGCTCTTCCTTTTTTTACTTAGGTTGGCAATGGTAAAAGTTTGTTCGTAACTTTACCCCAAAAATAGAGATATGGCATACCAAGGAAACAACAATACCCACGAGAGCATAGTAAGGCAATCGTCACTGAAGGCAGCAGTTGATTATATCAATGGCCAAGGTTTAAAATGTTCACTAACTGAAGTCATTGGAATAGCAATGGCATTCACTGAATATGGTGTTCACAATAAACATAGTATTGCTAAGGCAGTGGAAGCGAAGCTTCAAGAAAAAAACATTTGAAATTTGGATTCCAGAATCCCGTTTCGTACATTTACCACGTTAAAAAACAAATGTTTAATTTAATTTAATTAGTTATGAAAAAGCAGGTTGTAAGTAAAGATGGAACATTCCAGAATAAAGAGCTAGTAAAAGCGATGTTCTATGGTTATGTTAGAGGGATGGCTATGTCAAGAATTGAGCTATTCCAAGAATGTATTGATGAACAGATTTCTGAAAATGAAATCATCGTCCCAGAGGATATTGTAGATTTATTTGAATATTGGGGTAATATGACAACGAACTTTGCCTTAGCAGAATATCTTTACAAGATGAAAAAAGGTGTAGAACCATCTACATATTTAGAGGGTTTTTATGATGAAATAGACTTAAAGTATATTCCATCCCCTAACTTTAAAAACCAGTTAGTTGAGATTGCTAAGGAAGCTATGCTTGATTCTTATAATCAGTTTGTAGGTTATAATGAAACACAAGATAAACAAGCTCAGAAATGGTTTACTGAATTACTTAGTGGGCAAGATGAGTTGATTGATGGAGTTAATGATTTATTAAAATAATGGTTATGACAACACAGAAGTGTACTAAGTGTAAGAATGAACTCCCAGCAACATTGGAGCATTTTTCACCTGAAAAGCGTAAAGCTAATGGTTTGAATAGTTGGTGTAGAAGTTGTAGAAACAACAAGGTAAAAGTACACCATAAGACTGAGAATGGACAACAACAGGTATTAAATGCTAATCGCAAATACCAGAAAACTGAGAAGTTTAAAGTTGCTCGTAAACGTTCTGAAGATAAAAAGAAAGACTTGTCACCTAAACAAGAAGCTTAAGTAGGTTTCTTCTTTTCATTTTCTTCCCTACTTAGGTTGGCGCCCCGAAAGGGGCGTCTTACATTAACGACGTTATTAGGTTTAAGTGGTTGTGGCCTAATAATGCTTTTGTAAATCATCGGTGGACTTGGGGGCTTAAAAAGCCCCCATTTCTATCGAGGACGTTTTTTAACCCATCATATTTATTGGTATGGAAGTGACACTTAATATCCCAGACTATTTATCTGTCAAACACTGGAAACAATTTAATTCATTAGAACATCTAACTGAAACAGAAAAGATGGTTCATATGATTTCAGTGTTAAGTGATAGAACAAAGGATCAAATACGCGAATGGACACCAGCATCGTTAACACAGGTATATTCTAAAATATTAGATTCATACACTGATTTACAACCGTCGTTCTACCCAGTATTTGAGTTAGATAACGTATTATACGGTTTTACACCAATTTCTAAGTTGACTTTGGGCGAGTATATGGATTTAGAGAGACTCGCAGCTAAATCAAATGAAAACCTAGAAGAAATAATGGCTATCTTATATCGCCCAATCACTAAACATAAGTTTGGAGGTATTAAATGGGCTTTTAAAAGTAAATTTAAAATAGCACTTGGTGAAGCAGAAAACCTATTTAAATACTACGAGGTAGAAAAATACGACAACAGTACACGTGGAGATAATGCTGAAAAATTAAGTATCATCCCAGCTAGTTTAGCATTAGGAGCGTTAAGTTTTTTTTTACTACTCGGAAGCACACGCTTAATAAGTTCGAGTCTCTCTTCTCTACCCCCCAAGGAACAAATGGAAGCGATGAAGGGGATGCAGAACCAAATAACTTCAATGAACATTGGGGATGGTTTGCAACAGTTCATCACCTCTCTACAACATCCATCCTTTCAATCACAGGCGATAAATCAATACCTGAACTAAATTTTATATTTGTACTTAACTATTTAGCATACGAGAAAGATAAACATTATAGAGAAGAACAAATACGTAAACAGTCAGAACGAAGATATAGAATAAAATGACGACATATAAACAAATTGTAGAATTATTCCAAGACGCTGCTAATGCTCATTTAGCAGTAAAATCATTTGCTGAAGGTTCTATTGACTATTTGGATTCATCTTCCCAGAACATAGTTTATCCTTATATTTTTCTAAGACCATTAGCATCACCAGGTTTACAAAACAATGTTAGAAGTTTAACATTTGAAATGTATTCTTTGGATGTGCCTAAATTATCGAATGAATCACCTAAACAAGTAATGTCTAATACTGAATTATACGTTTATGATTTGATTTCCTATATGCGATTGGGCCCAACCAATGTTTATGGTTTGTCTTGCGATTTAAACAGCTTAACTCCCGTTAACGAGGCATTTAATGATCGTGTTTACGGGTGGGTTGCCAACATTAGTGTAACAGAAGACGCAGTATACAATTATTGCAACTTCCCAGATAACCCATAATGGCAGAAGAAATTAGATACGAAAATCTAGCACTCGAACTATCCAACATAGGTGAATTAGTTAGAGAAAATATGGTTAACCGCCTGTTGGATCAGGATGCGGTTATCACTGGTGCTTTAGCTAGGAGTATTACTCCTAAAGATGTCGTATTTACAGGTGAAGGAGTTGTATTACCTATTTCTTTATTAGAATACGGTATATACGTAGATAATGGTGCTGAACGTAGGGCAGGTAAAATGCCACCTTTAGCACCTATAGAGGCGTGGTTAAAAAAAAGAAATATCAAACCACGCGATGCAAATATGAAACCAAAAACATTAGCATTTTTAATTGCTAAAAGTATTGGTGAAAAAGGACAGCGATTCAAACAACCAAAACCATTTATTCAGGTATCTCTTGATTATGTAGTTGAGCAACAAGTAAGAAACGATAATATAGGAGAGGCTGTCGCCCTAGATATTGATACTAACATCCAGCAAAACTGGTCTGAAATACCAACATCAACATAATGGCTATTACAATACATCAAGAACCAACTACACCAAATATGGCAAATAACGATTTGTTATTTGTTGTAACGTCTAATACTTCATCAGCAGCACAATCTCAATACGTGTGCGATATTAGAAATACTAGCGATTATAGTTTATTACAAAGAATTAAACAACAACC